TTAGATCTTATCTGCGTGGTGGATCAACACAAATTTTTCCCATAATTCATCTTGAGATTCAATATGAGTAGGATCAGTGATGATCGTATTGGTAATCGGACAAACCGATTGGCAAGTTGGTTTATCGTAATGTCCTACACATTCAGTGCAAAGATCAGGATTAATTTCATAAATATCATCCCCCATTGAAATAGCATCATTTGGGCACTCTGGTTCACACATATCACAGTTAATACAGCGTTTTGTAATTAATAAAGACATATCAATAATTTACATTTAATTAAGTTAATAATCAGTAACTTATATCTTGCACCTATTAGTTACTATCGTCTGTTACTTGTGTTTTTATACAGTATGATTTACATTGAATAACTCTAATTCGTAACACAAAACCGCAACACATACTGTTTTTACTGCTCTTAAAATACCTAATGTGTGAGCTTTAAATTTAATGTGTTGAAATACCGGAGTATTTCAATGTCAAATATAGCAACACAAAAGCAAAAAACACCAGATAATGATGAATATACAGACGCTCTTAGTCGTTGGGAGTCATGTAAGCCACCTTACACAAGTACACACATAAGAATCTGTGTTACTGCTGTCAAAACCATTTTAAAGCATATCAATAAACCACGTCGCTCTAAATATGAAAAAGAGCACTACTTGCGTATTGATTTTAGTAAGGCGGGTAAGGTTACCATATACGCGGAATATCCTAAACACATGGATATAAAAGGCCAGAAATTAGGGGAATGGCCAGAACTATCATTACCGATAGCAAGAGAGAAAGCGAAAGCATTAGCTGAAGAAGGGCTAAGAGCTGAATCTGTTCATCAACTATTAGATCTTTATGAAAAAAGATTTAGCAGGGAAAGTCGAACGCTCAAAGTTAAGTGAAAATAGTTTTTATACTTATCGTTGCAGAGTAAAACAACTGAAGCTGACGTTCGGATCGCGTGAAGTTTTTAGTGATGTGAAATACTCACGATTAATAGAAATATTGGATAATTGGATACAAACAAAATCAAATAATCATGCATTAGAGTTATTTGCTGAGATGCGCCGATTTTGGAAATATGCATCCCCCATTTATTCTAATGGAAGAAATATTGCGTCGAGCATTCCTGATGATTATGTGTCGTCACGGGTGCAGAAACCCATGCCAACGAAACGATATACTGATATTGAGTCCATTGCCACCTTATGGATGAACGTTGCTTCAAGCACCTCTGTGCATCAAAAAAATGCAGTTAGATATATGATCCTCACTGGAGTTAGACCAATCAATGTTGTCAATTTGAAGTGGGAATATGTTGATTTAGATAACTTAGAAATAACTTATCCAGCTGGTTTAATTGGTATGCGTGGTGCAATGAAAACTCAAAAAGAGTTTAGAGTGCCAATTACAAAGGCAATGAAAAGCTTACTCGAGGAACAATTAGCTTGGAAAAATTCCACTGTTAATTGCAATAAAGAATATGTTTTCCTACAACCTAGAGATCCACAATTAGCGTTTTTCTAAACGTTCATTGGATAAATTAGTTAAAACATATAGCCCTGAAGGGGCGGTGAAGGGTGTAGTGCATGAGGGAACGGTGAAGGGAAAGTCCGGAGCATTTAATACTATGTGCCGTAAGTTTTTTAAAAGTAATATAATTGCACAAATGCGTCAAAAAGGCTTTTCACGTTCTGATACTAAAGAAATTAGCATGCTATGTTTACATCACTCTGATAAAAGTGAAGATCCAATGGCTGAACATTATGACTTTTCTGATGAGATACTGCAGGAAGAGATAGCGCTAAAGCGTCAAGCATTTGAGGCACATGAAAATAGTATCTTGACTCAAGTAGCGCTATTACGTCGTAAACTTAGTTAATAAGTGCTTCTACATTTTTCAATAAATGCTTTTATATTTTTGTACTCGTATCGAACAACTTTATTGGTAAATTTGATTGGTGCGAGTATTTTTCTGTGACGATGTCTATTATTCCAATCGCATAATGTTTTAGTGCTAATTCCTCCTAGTTCAATACAAGCCTCTTCAGGAGTTAACATATCATCATCTTCATACTCTTTGTTTTTAACGTTATCTGGGATATTTGTCGTTTCTTTTTTTGTTTTGCGTTCTACGCATACGTCTGTTTTCATTTCGGTCTTGCCTCATCATATTAGATATTAACAAGTCGGCAGTCTGACAAGCATTTTTTATTTCTATATCGGTGCAAGATTTATTTTTTATACTCGATGCAAGCCGGCCTAATTTAATATCAAAATCTGTTAATAATTGAGAACCTGGTTCCCAAGGTGTTAATAATTTCATGGTGGTTACCCATTGGTCTTGAATAAACCACCATGCTAATAACAACGAAAAGTAAAAAACTGATTATGCTTAATCAACTTTTTACCCGAATAATTCCTTCTACTGGATAGCACTCTGCAATTTTCCCTTTGGTCGCGAGTAATTCCTTATCAATTAAACAATTTTGTTCATTGGGATAAATATAACCGTAGGGCTCGAACTGACAATTCACTGAACTGCATTCAAAAGGAATAAACCAAACATTATTGTTCACTCCTTTGTTGCTCAGCGGGAGTAGGCTGAAGTTCAATTTTGACGTGCGCTGGAAAATCGTATGAAACGTGGCAACGTCTATCTGTTGAAACAAAGCCATGTGTTCCATCGGGTAATGTGATCTTTACGGCTTGGTCTTTTTGTTGAGAGTGTCTTAACATTGGTCTTGCCTCTTCGTGACATGTCACACTAGTGGATAATAGCGATATTTGTAGGATGGCCAAGTTGTAGCAATAACGCTTTTTGCATTGATGAAAGAGCCTGTTGTTCCTGCTCAGTGACATTTTCTGTTGATGCTGTAGACCACTCTATACTGCATTTATTTGTCGTTTCATCATGAGTGATGACAACTTCTAACTTCATGGCCATAACGTTTATCTCCTGATAATGCGCCCGATAAAAGGCGCTATTATGAATTAACGAACCATCAGTGAACGTTCACCAATTTCAATATGTGCTCCGGGGATTTCAATTCCGTTTTCAATTGCTTCTTTAATACGTTTCTTATCAGGGGCGGTAATGGTTTGAACATCAACTAATTCATCAGGTAGCAGTGCTTCATTATCAATAATTACTGAAACACTGCCTTTTCGTGCTGTGAATGTATTCTTTGTTGTTTTTTTAATTTATCTAATCCTGAAGCCAATAAGCAGTTAAGAGCATATTTCTTTAGGTTTTTAGCTTGGTTTTCGAATGATTTTTTACGATCAGATAAACGTTTAGATTCTTCATCCAGTGTTTTAGCTTGACCTTCGATATTGCGAACGTGGTGCATAATTGCATCCAATTTATCACCTAGCTCGCCCTCGATACCTTCCAATGTATCTGCGATATCTTCAGGAGAGAATTCACCTGTTTCAACGAGTTGCTGTAATTTTTCATAATTGGTCGCCAGTGCGATAGCGGTAGTTTTGGTCATTAGATTGCCTCTTCTTTCTGTTTCAGTTTGTCTAAACACTCTTTTTCGATTTGGTTTAATCGACGTAAACGGCCGGACAAATACTTCTCGTAATCTTCGTCACGACGTTCTTGAGCTGATTTAATATGTGCAGAAATTTCGCGCGTTAATGTCGATGCAATACCTCGTAATTCATTTGCTGTAACAGCACTACGCATCACTTCTGTATGTTTAGTAAATTTCTCGTCTAATTCTTTGCGAATACGTGTGATATCTTCCGCTTTCTCACTTGCATTTTTAATCTCAAATTCAAGTTTGTTGCTTGCTAAATATTCAGGGTTATCATGCATACCCATAAAGACATCAGAGCTAAAACCAAGCATTGATAGGGCTTTTTTGATGGCATCAGTGAGTGACTTTTTAATAGCTTCAGGATCTGATTTCATTCCCTTATTTGTCATATATCTGTAAGGGGTCGCTCCATAGCTTTCAAATTCAGCTTTTTTACCTTTTTCAGTTATGTACCAGAATTTAATTTTGATAGAGTGATTTTCTTCATACTTTAGAGAACCATCCCCATCGCGTAGAAAGCGAACGCCAATTTGTTTGTTGTTTTCGTCAAATACTCGCTCAGTTATTGGGTTTCCTGGTACAAGCTTTTCTTCAATAACTTCGTAGCTCCATCCTTCACCGATAGGACCGAATATTTCAGTAGCGCGCATAATCATGTAATTGCTGTTTATGCTAGTTCCTGCAAACCCAACACCTTCTAGCGGTTTAGTAAAACGCGGGTCTGTACGTTGCACACGTTTCCAGATATGTAGATTGTTGGGATCACCAGCGTTAAGAACTTCATCAATAACACTGGCACGTTGCTCAAAATTATCTTGTTGTGCTGATGGTGTTTCGGGTTCTTTAGGTTCTACAGTTTGCTCAACCACCGGAGTTTCTGTTTTAAGGGGCTATTTCTTGCTTTTTACGTGAACGTTTAGGCTTAGTTTCCTTTTCAACGGTGCTTTTGCTAGATACCGAAGGGGTATTATCCAATTGGTTAGAAGTGATACTTTCTTCTTTTTCAGCATTGCCAGTAGGCTTGTTAATACCTAAATGACGGTCAATAAATTCTTTTCGCGCATTGGGATTATCTAATAACTCAGGCTGTTTTTTACTTTCAGCTATTAACGAGAAAATCTTTTCACGTGGTATATCCAAGATGCCAGCTGTTGTGCGTAAATCCATTGACCAGCGTTTCCATGCTTTGTCGTCGTCATCTATCAGTTCTTTGGCTTTTTTTACTTGAGATGCGAGGACATTATTAGGATCAAAGTCATCTAACAGTGCTAAGGCAATTTCGGTATCTATGGTTGAATAGTTACGTTTGATAGAAGATGTTTCTTCTTGTTGTTGTTCTGGTTCTTCGGTTAGCCAGCTTTCACCTAATGATTTAGCTTCTTCAACGGTGACATCTTCATTAGCAAACTCATAGATAGCCTGTGCTATTTCCATTGTTTGCTCAGCATCCATCAAAGAAAGTTTTGTTATTTCAGCTAGGCCTGTAGCGATATTACGAATTTTGGGATCTTCTTTTCCTGCCAAATATTCCAGAGCAGTTGAAAATTCATTGTTAGTTATTTGAGTCTTTCCAAATAAAAGTAAACACGCAATTCTGGGCTTCGTTCCTAGTTTTTTGAAATTTTTATATTCAATAGGTTTCCATTGAGTTCCATCAAACTCATTTTCAACAGCAAATTTTTCATCGAATATATCTAAAGTAGGGCAAACAGAGCCGTCAAGGTGTTCGCTAATTAACGGATCATCAGTGTTAAAGTTATCCATAGCTTCTGGATATGCTTCAGATAATTTTACTACTGCAGTCGCTGTTGCCAGTTTTGCATTAGCGGTGTTTAACGCTATGGCCAGCGGTACAGCACCGTTGTTTGTACGAGCCTCGGTCGTAGGCTCAAATACACAGATAAAAGTTTTCATTGGTCTTGCCTCTTAATTTCCTGATTTTGCTAGTTTAATAGCTCGCTTAATGCCCGCTTTTTTTGATAATTACACGCTTATATTTCCCATCAATGGGATTAGAGTAAGCCGTACCTGTTGAAGGGTAATATTCAACTCGTCTCTTACCTCCAATGATAGAAATATGTTGAATGCCAGAAACTATCTCACTGTTATTTTCATGTTCAATAACAGATAGTTCAGCATCTAATACAGCATCAATTGCTAGATTAATTGCATCCATAATGTTCACCATCAGTAAGGAATTTCTTCATCTTCTTTAGCTATTGGTTTGCCTTCCAAGCAGAGAAGCATTTGGATTTGATCTTCTAACAAGCTTGTTTTCACTTGGGCATCAGCTAGGATTTTTTCTTGTTCATTACGTAGAAAATCAATTTCAGCGTGAATGAGATCAGTTTGGGTAGGCTCTTTAAAAGGAACATCAACAGTGTGTTCAGCAATAACAAAACCTAGTCCAGCATTGGGATCGGCTTTAAATGCGTAGGCGTTATATTGGTAAGAGCCATCGAACTGTTTTTTAGCATGAATATAGAGTGTGACTGTTAGGCTTTCAGGTTGTGCTTTCATAGCAACTCCTTTAAAATAACTGCGATCAGTGATTTATCATTGGTCTTGCCTCTTCTAGCGTTTGGTCGCGCTAGTAGAACTCTCGGTTAGCTTTGGTCGGCGACCCGAGGTAAAGGAACCCACTTCGGTGGGTTTTTTTACATCTTCATCAAATTCAAGAGTTGCAATTTTATTGTCGGCACAACAATTGAATACTGTTTCAGGGAAAGATTGCAAAGGTTTAAGACATTATCCAACTTAATGTTTTCCATTTTATTTTTACCTATATGCATAATATGTCTCCTGTCATTTATGATATTGCTAGTCTAATTTTGGTGATTGGTGGTAGGTGCTTATCTCCTACTTTCGGTCTTGTTGTGCAAGTATCCGCGTGGGTTAAGTGTCCACTGCTAATCAGCCTTAGCATTCACCAATCCCAAAATTATTAAGTTGCCCGTCTTTCCGAGCTGTCAGGTCTTGCCTTGTCGCTTTGGTCGGTAATTAAATACCCTGGTACTGCTAAAAAATTTGCCGTTATGCCGTGGTAATCATGACAGGTCGCTATGAGAGCTGTGGTTATCCTCCGACATAACAGCAAAACTGAATTTGAACACTTACCTAAACACTTGCTGTGTTGTTTTGAATTAATGCAATATTAGCATTGCTATTTTATCTGTCAATAGTATTGCTAATATTTTAGGTAAAAAAAACCACCGCTAATACGGTGGTCATATTCAACTCATTGTTATTTTATGCAAAATCAATCATTCTAATAGGTAGTGATTTTATTACTTTTCCAATAATTCGAAGATCATACATTTCTGATTCTTCAATATAAAACGTTTCATAAGCTGGGTTATCCGATTTTACAGCTAATTTTCTGCCTTTAACTCGTTGTAATCTTTTTATAAATAACGAGTTTTCAAAGCTAAAAATATAAACTCCATCACCGTCAAAAAACTCATTGTGAGTATCAACAAAAACGACATCTCGTGGATTAATAGCAGGGGACATGCTGTCGCCACTAATGTTAATTATTTCAATTCCTTTTAAGCTTTTACGACCAAATAACTCAAAAACTTTCTCCGGCGAAAACTCAATAGATTTTATAGTGTCAGGGAAATCGCTATTTATAAAGCCACCGGGGCCTGCTTTTGCATACACATCCATAAGTTTTAATGTAGTGTGTTCATTTTGAGTTGATGGTATTAGTTGTTTTGTACTTTCTTCTTCTTTTCCTGTTCTTCTGACGTAGTCTAATAAAGTCTTTAACTCAGGGTTAATATCCTCCGGATCAACTCTCAATAGTGATGCAAACTTTAGAATAGTATCTGTATTTAAAGCTGTTCTACCATTCAGATACTGGCTCACAGCGCCTTGAGTTGCAAATCCCATAATATCTGCGGCTTTCTCTTGAGTTAAGCCCAGAGATTCTCTTTTGGCTTCCCAAATATTCCGTAGATTCTGAGCTGCAATTTTGTCTGATTCTGAAATTTTTTCTATTCATCATTATATTTTATTTGTATTGCTAATAATTTTCCAATAGCATTGCTATTGATTTATTAAATTAGCATTGCTAATATTCAGTTATTAAATAACAGGAGAAGAAATATGAAATTAGGTTTGTATTTGAAAAAACAAAAAATAAGCCAATCCGAGTTTGGGAAAATGGTTGGAGTTACTCAAGGTTTTATTAGCCAAGTTATAGCTGGTAGCTATCTACCAAAAGGTAGGAAAGCTATTGAATGGTCAGCAAAAACTAATTGGTTAGTAACACCACATGATCTCAATCCAGTTGATTATCCTAACCCTTGGGATGGCTTACCAAAGGAGCATTCAGTATTACAGGTATCAAATTAAAAAACTGATTATGCATAATCAATTTTTTAGCGACAGGAGACGCAAAAATGAATTTTGATATCAATATTATCAGAGCTGAAATTGAGGACTGGGCAGTAGAGCAAGGACAAGAGCATGTCGCTATTGAGATTAGTCGAGCTTACTTACGATTAGTGATTAATCAAGAACATGGTCGATTACATGTAATTGAAGATCAAACTGGCAGGGCAGATTGGAAAGCAATCAACAACAACCGGCAACAAATTTTTCGTTGGTTACGTGGTGATTCCCGTGCATCTCAAAGAAAGATTGCTGAGTTAATGCCAGCGATAGAAATGGCACTACCGGCTTCGAGGTTAGCTCGAGTACGTGGAGATACAAAAAACTATTTAGCAACAGTGGCCATTCAGCGTTTTGCTGATGCTATGACTGAAATCTTATTAGAAGGTCGTGACATGTCACACCAAATAAACAATGTAGTACGTGCATTAAATGAGATATCACGCCCGACCAGCGTGCATTAATTCAAGAGGCAAGACCAATGATTAGATCAACTGAAAAAATCACATACCGTAATGGGTTTATGCTGAATGATAAACCTGCCCATATATCAGAAATTAGGGATATTTTTGAGGGTAGACGTGTTATTGCGCTGTTAGTTTGGGAGCAGTATGAAAAGCAAAAAACAAAAATTACTGTCAAAGAATTTAACGCCTGCGCAGTATCAAAGTGCATGTCGCTCCATAGCTGAATCATTGGGGGTGTAACGTGAGTAATAAATTAACGGGCTATGTATGGGATGCATGTGCTGTTTCAGGTGTTAAGGGTACCAAATTAATGATCATGGTACGACTAGCTGATTACTCAAGCGATGAAGGGATCGCTTATCCCAGTGTTGAAACAATCAGTCGTCAAATTGGTGCTGGAATTAGCACTATTCGCAATGCATGTAATGAACTTGAGCGTGATGGTTGGTTAGTTAAAAAGCAACGTAGAAATGGCAATCGTAATGCTTCAAATTTATATTTTTTAAATGTCGATAAATTAGAAAAAATCGCATTAGAAGAGAACGCCAAATTAAGAAAACAACGTGAAAAACTATCAAATTTTCACCGTCCAGATTCTGACCGTTCAGATTTTGACCGTTCAGATTCTGACCGTACAGAAAACAGTAAAAATGTACGTTTTGACCCTCCAGAATCTGGCGTTCAAGGTGGTTTTCACCCTCCAGAATCTGGAGGCGATCCACAAGTAAATTCAAAACATGATCCACAAGTAAATTCAAAACATGATCCACAAGAATTACTCGAGGGGAAAAAATCGAAAAAAATAAATTCGATCCGAAATTGGCTAAACCGTCAAATGTGAGTGATGAGGTTTGGCAGGATTGGATTAACTTCAGGAAAGAAATTAAAAAACCGCTGACAGAAACCATGTGCAAGCAACAAGCAAAAAAATTATCGCTTTGCACCGATGCCAACGCTGTGATTTGTAATTCAATTGCCAATGGTTGGCAGGGGCTATTTCCTGAAAGATCCGTAGTACAAACTCAAAAAGTAAATTCTCACACTGGGTTTAGCGAAAAAGATTACCAGTCTCAAGATCCGCATTGGTTTGTGGGAGGTGGAAATGTCTGAACAAAATTTACTAACTGCGGTGAATATTCCACCTCGCTTTGCTAATGCGACATTTGAATCATTTGTAGCCTCAACGCCAACAGCAAAACATAATTTAAAAATTTGTCAGCAGTACGTTGAAACTTGGGGTGACCGAAAAAACGCAGGAGAGGGGCTTGTACTGTGTGGAACACCCGGAACTGGTAAAACCCACCTTGCAGTATCAATCGCCCGTCAGATTGCCGGAGAATTGCAAGAAACGGTATTTATTACCACCGCCTCACGTATCATTCGCGCTTTTCGAAGAACATGGGCTGGAAATTCAGAATTCAGTGAACTTGATGTACTTGAAAAATATTGCACACCTGATTTGTTAATTATTGATGAAATTGGTGTCCAGTATGGCACTGATTCTGAACGTAATATCCTATTTGAGGTGATTAATGATCGCTACGAAGATTTGTTACCTACGATTTTGGTAAGCAACCTACCTGTTGTTGATTTACAAAAAATGCTCGGTGAACGAGTTGTGGACAGATTATTACAGGGGGGAACGGTATTAACGTTTAACTGGCCAACATATCGTAGAGGTAATCATCATGCATGAGAAAGAATTAGAACATGCGGTGATTAGTGGTTTGTTAGCTGGTGGTGCTAGTCAAGATGCATATGAGGTATTAGCCACATTACCTGAAGAAGCCTTTAGTTCTAGATATTTTCGTAATGTCTACAAAGAAATTAAAAAACAAGCGCTAGCAAGTTCTTTAATAGATCCCTTTTTTATTGCTGATGCGCTAGGTGAAAAAGGCGATTTAGCAAATTTACTTGAGCTATCTAAAACACCTATTTGGACAGCAAATTTAAAAGGCTATGCCTCAAAAGTTTATAGTTATTATCGTGTTAGAGAAGTAATTCAATTAATTTCCAAGTATCAAAATGAGATTACTACTGCAAATAATCATGAACAAGCTGAAGAATTTATTCATCAATTTGCAACCCAAATTGGCCAGCTGACAATTGGTAATCAGAACCTACTTCCTGTGCATTTAAATACATTACTTGAAGGATATGTAGATGTTTTAGAACGCAGAAACAAAGGGGAAGATGCTGTTGGGATGATAAAAAGTGGTATTGAAGCTTTAGATGACAAAATTGGAGGATTTAATCCAACAGACTTAGTTTTTATTGGCGGTCGTCCGGGGATGGGAAAAACAGAGCTTGCACTAACGATGACTGAGGGAATGACCAGAGATGGAGGCGGTGCATTATTCTTCTCGATGGAAATGTCCAATCAGCAAATTACTGAGCGTCTAGTTGCAGGTTCTGCTCAACTACCAATATCAACATTGAGACATCGTGGGCGATTGGATGATGAAGGATGGGGGCGTTTAAGTTCAGCACTAGGCCATTTAATGGATAGAGATATTCATATCATCGATGCGAGTAATCTAACTATTGAACAAATATGTGCAATCAGTGAAAACCACAAACGTAAATATCCAAATTTGAAAGGAATTTTTGTTGATTATTTAGGGTTAATTAAAAAACCTAAAGCAGAACGTAATGATTTAGCAATTGCGAAAATATCTGCATCTTTAAAAGGATTAGCAAAGAGGTTACACACGCCAACTATTGCGTTAAGCCAGCTATCTCGTGATGTTGATAAAAGACCTATTAATCAACGCCGTCCTGTTTCTGCTGATTTACGCGATTCTGGTAGCTTAGAGCAAGACGCTGACTTAATTTTATTTACCTATAGGGAGGCCGTATATAACCCCAATAGCCCTGCGAAAAATTATGCCGAGATCATTATTGATAAATTTAGACACGGAGAAACCGGCACAGTCTATCAAGAATTTAAGAATGGCCACTATCTGCCTACCGACCAAATTACAGCGTCAGAAGTGTCCAAAATGCAACAACAATCACAGCAAAACGATAAAAGACGTCGTTACGCAGAAAAAAGCATTTTAGTTAAAACAGAGGCAAGACCATGACAATTAAAGACTCTCTTACTCACGAATCTCTCGTTCGTGATAATCACCCTATATTACCCGACGATGGGTTAGACCATACACAGTGTCATATTGATCGCCTCCATGCATCAGCAAGAGCGAGAACAAAAGCACCTTATCAGTCTAAGGTTAAACCACAAAAATCAACGAGGTAATTATGTCTAGGCGTTCTTATTTGCCTGATGATTTACCTCACAATCGAGCTTTGTGGCCAGAAGAATATCGCGAATTAGAACAGCTTGATTTATTAGCTAGTCGATTAATTAGACAGCTTAAAAATCAAAAAATACATAGAACGCGAGTGCTGGTGGAAATTGAAAAGTCGCCTGAGGTACATCAGGAATTTTTTAGAGATAGGTTAAATTATTGGCGTGAGGTAATGAAATTATGAAAGAGTATCCAATTATTTTAATACTGAAATGGTGCGCGCCATTTTAGATGGGCGTAAAACTCAAACTCGTAGAGTAATGAACAACCAGCCTTGCACACTATCAGGAGAAACTATTTCCGTACAACAGGATGATTTTAATTTCAGATGGGTTGGCGATTTACATAACGATACTAGCGGTTGGTTTCCTTGTCCTCTTGGCAAAATTGGTGATCGCCTTTGGGTTCGTGAAACATGGCGTAAATTTGATTTTTCAGATGAGTGTGGTTGCAGTGAATATCCATGTGGATGCCCTGAAAATGGAGCTATTATGTATCGCGCAACGCAAGATGACGGTGAATCTAAATGGAGGCCATCTATACACATGCCTCGCTGGGCTTCACGGATCATACTAGAAATTACTGATGTACGCGTAGAACGATTACAGGATATAAGTGAACAAGATGCTATTGCTGAAGGTACTACCAATATTTCGGTTTTGTCTAAGTATATTTTTTCAAATGTATGGGAATCAATTTATGGTTTTGAAAGCTGGTCATCTAATCCGTGGGTGTGGGTTATCGAATTTAAAAAAGTGAAATAGAAAGTAAGAAAGAATCAGTGTTCTTAAGAGGTAAGACCAATGGCCAAAACAGTAGCAGAACGTAAAGCGGAACAACGTAAACGGCAGAAAGAGTTAGGTGTAACCAAAATTGAACTACTTGTAGATAATCAAGAATTGGAAATGTTAAAGCGTAATTGTGTATTACGCATGCCTGGTCGAGAACCGTATGACGTTGTTGAATACTTACAGATGCTTATTCGTAAAGATGATGCTGAATATAAAAGGCAAGCTGAGAAGTTATCTAAGCAAAAGTGTAAACGCTGTGGGGATCAGTTACCAGTTAATCAGTGTTGTATGAAGGGAGATTCTGAATGTTGGGTAACGCATGGATATCATGAGTTGAAACTGGTTATCTAATCCAACCTATTGTATTATTACTATATTGGTCTGAACACCCAATCCTAAACATTTGCTGTGTCAACTGAGAGTCAAGTATGGCACAGCATAGCTTTATCAAAATGTCTAACGATACTCTTGTACCGGCTAACCCTGTTACGAGAGATTTTCTGCATTCAAAAATCAAGTGTGGTGATGTGCTTTCAGCGAATTTTAAGAAAGCCCGTAACCCTCGATTTCATCGTAAATACTTCGCATTACTCAACTTAGGCTATGAATATTGGGAACCCATTGGCGGTACCATTTCACCTGAAGAAAAAGAACTGGTTCGCGGGTATGTGAAATTTCTTGCTTATTACACGGATAATGCTGACGCGCTCTTATCCGCATCTGATATCTATCTTGAAGAAGTTGCACAAAATCGTGCGCAAAATATCTCAGCAACAAAATCTTTTGATGCTTTTCGTTATTGGGTTGTAGAGCAAGCCGGTTATTACGATACGTTTGAAATGCCTGACGGTAGTTTACGTCGTGTCGCTAAATCAATCAGCTTTGCAAATATGGATGACTTAGCATTTAGCGAACTCTACAAAGCCACACTCGATGTGCTTTGGAATTTTATCCTTCGTAAACAGTTCCCCACTCAAAAAGCTGTAGAAAATGCAGTATCTCAATTATTAAGTTTCACGTAGAGGCAAGACCAATGATCAAATCAAAGACCAAAGAAGAAAGGCAGTGGCTATCAGATGTAGCGGAACTGGGTTGTATTTGTTGTCGCAATATGGGGCTTGGGGCAAGTAGAGCGGAAATACATCATGTTAGAACAGGGCAGGGAATGGCACAGCGAGCTAGTCATACAGATGTTTTACCACTGTGTCCGCCACATCATAGAGCGTGTTATGAAACTGGCTTTCACGCTTCGCCTAAATCGTGGCAAGAAATTCATGGTACCGAGATTGAGTTATTAGAACAGACTAAGCAAGAAGTAATGGAGTTACGAGCATGTCGAGTATAAAGAGTATATCTGATGGGTTAAAGCTTGATGATGATCAGGTCGCATGGATTCAGCCTTGGTTATCAAAATTTGGAGCATGGGTATATTCAGGGAGGATAGAAAAAAGGCAAAGCAGTATTATCGCTGAATTTATGGCGACAGTAGAAAAGCGTGATTACCCTGAGCGAGAAATGTGCAATGACGACGATGGTATGTTGATCGCTAAAGTAGTCGATAAAAATTTATCACATAGACAGAATAGCATTTACGCTCTTGTTACTTCGTTATGCCTTTTGTAGCTCAGATCGCGCTATTGCTCGTTATTACCACAATATAGCAAAACCGCGCCAAATGATTAGACGCAATAGAACGGTAGAATATAGAAAACCCTCTATGTCTACATGCAGAAGAGAAATTGAGGACATAATTAGTTCAGCTGAATATTTAATTTACCCATATTTAAAAGATGCATTTAAAAAACGTGAAAAAGAGTGGAAAAGTAAAAATAATAGCAAGAACGTGTTGACTTCTTTGAGCCAATGATCCACTATTTAAGTATAAGTTGCCGTTTTTATACAGTGACCAACTAACCCAGCCTAAGCGCTGGGTTTTTTTGTATCTAAAGCGGATAGTTGGGAGCTATTTTAACTTCAAATATCGATAGTCTTTATTTCTAATATCGTTATAGCTATCAGTCATATATTGATGTTTATGACCTAATAACGTCATTGTATCAACACCTTGAGTTCTATAAAGTCTTTCAGATAAAGAGCGTTGCTCTCTGAAAGATGGTAATTTTTTTGTGGTACTGGTTTTAATACCGCATCTCTACATATCTTAAACCAGCGAGAAAGCGACCAAGTGTTTACTGGGTTTCCTCTATTATTCGTTAACAGACGATTTTCTTGCGAGCACATAGAAACAACATCACTTAAGCTAAATTCTATCTCATCAAGTGTGAGTGACAGCGGTATTGCTATTCGCTCGCTTGTTTTCATTTGTGTAATGTGTAGATGATCATTAAAAATGTGGTCATGATGCATAGTGACAATGTCGCTAATGCGTTGTCCAGTAACTAAAGCTAGTAGCATTGAGTTTGAAAAAATATTCAGGCGCTCGATATTTTGCGTACTCAAATATTAAGCGCCATTCATTAATAAGAAGTCTTCCTGTTTTAACTATACGCCTCGGCGTTCTAGCTATAATTGCTGGGTTATGATGAAGAGGGATCACACCATCCCTTTGCGCTTCAACAAACATATTTTTTAAGTGAATTTTGAAGCGATAAGCGGTGCTGAATTTCCCTTCATTTTGAATATTTGATAACGCAGTTGCTATATCACTGACACTAATGTCAATTAGTGGAGCATCTCCCCATAGCGCAGAAGATCTTCTTATTGAAAGCTCATATTCTGCATAAGTTTTTTTTGTTTATCTCGTTATACAAGAGTCTGTCGTTAAGTATTTCACGATAGATAACCAGCCATTGTTTAAGCGTTATCATTTTTTATGATTTCTTCATCTTGCCAAATTTCGGCCATTTTTTCAGAAAGTAATTGTGCTGAGATAGACTGTGATAGTCTCCATTTTATGACGCTGTGAGTACCGCCAGCTTTTACGTATTCGTCAAGAGAGTCAAAATATTGATAGATATAATGTGAGTGATCAGCTTCTACGCTTAAAAGCTCTAATCTAGTCAGAGATAACATTTGCATTTGCTGAATAACATCATACGGAATTGCTCGATCACCTTTTTCCCATCGTTGCCACGTTCTCGTCTCAACGCGTCCAATTTCCGAAGAGGCTTCCGACGGGGATAAGAAAAGTAATTGTCTTAATTGCCTTAACTCTAAATTTGTCATTTTAATTTTCCTGATAAAAAGGGGCAAAGGCCCCTTAAGAATTATTCACATTCAATCCAACGCTTGCCATCTTCTTTATATGCTAACCAGTTGCCACTTTCTGACTCAATGCGTAGTACAGTGCCGTGGAAGAATTGGTTTTTTGACGCGATACGTTTAGCGCTAGTTAATGATGTTGTTTCTACCTTTACGCCTTCACGGTCAGAATTGATATTTTGAACTTCTTTGATGATGTATGTGCTTTTCATAATATTCTCACTTAGTTGAGTTGGGTCTGCCTTATTGCCTACCCGATGAATACAGCATGGTCGCAATAGCGACCAAAGGCAAGCGATATTATGAAATTAATATACATAACTTAAAATTTTGACTTGAATCACATTCAGAAGATCGCTTAGGCGGTCTTTTTTCGTATATGCAGACCACAGTATCAATCACACACTAATCACTTCACACAAGAGCTGTGTGTCTGCATCCTTTTAACTAAACTCGGACACTCCGTAGGGGGTGTATATGCGCATGGAAAAATTGACCAATGCTACCTACGGAACGGCTGGCTTAACTGCCTTTTTTGCAAGTCTCTCACTTTATGAATGGGGATTTGTAATAGGGATGGGATTCAGCATGCTCCTTGGATTAGCAACTTATCTGATGACATGGCGAGAACAACGAAAACGAACAGCGTTATTTGCTGAATTAGTTCATCGAAATTGTTCTAGCGATCCGCAAGACATAGAAAAGATAGTTGGCGAGATGCTGACTAAAGCTAAAAAGGACATTTAATGAACCTAAAACAGAAAGTGACAGCAGTTGCAAGTGCCGGTGCGGTAAGTATTGCGCTAACAGTGATTAGTTACTTTGAGGGGGGGGTGCGTTATGAACCATACCGTGATGTTGCTGGAATTCTGACGGTTTGTTATGGTCACACTGGAAATGACATCATTCAAAGCAAGACATACACACAGCAAGAATGTGACGAGTTATTGCAGAAAGACTTTATTAGAACGCAACAACAAGTTGATGTTCTAGTTAAAGTGCCGGTAGATGATAAAACAAAAAGCCTCTTTATATTCCTTTGCCTTTAATGTGGGTACCACAGCTTTTGCTCGTTCTACATTGCTAAAGAAATTAAATGCAGGCGATCAGTATGGCGCTTGTGAAGAAATGAAACGCTGGATTTATGCTGGTGGAAAGGTGTGGCGAGGGTTGGTCAGTCGTAGAGAGGCGGAGTCAGCATTATGCAATGGAAGCCTTTAATCATCATCGTCGGTTTTATCCTTACATTACTCATCACAGTCGCTGGCGGTATTTATATCTCAATTGATAATTCATGTGTTAACGATAAAGCCAGTTTAGAAAAGCGCTGTCAGATAGCTCTCTCACATCATCGGTACTAATTATGAAGCTAGGCGAAACAACAGTGTCCGTTGGCATTATCTTGGTGATGATCATCTGCATTGCGTGGCAAAGTAACCATCTTGATAAACTGAGTGAAAGTATTACTAAGTTAGAAAAAGATAAATTATCACTCACTGAACAACTATCACGTCAAAACTCAATCACAGAAAACGTCAACCGCACATTCAGGATTATCAATAATGTCTCATCAATTAATAGTGACGCCCGGAATAGGTCGGTCGTGGATTCTGAAAAAAGTTAAAACGGTTATCAAAACTGTTCTTGTCAATAGTGATTGCGCCAATACTGCTATTCCTAGTGATGCTCTTATCAGGATGCACGACTATTCAGAAAGAATACGTGCCAGTGGAGCACATAGCGATACCAGCACACTTAACCGCTGATTGTCTATTACCATACATACCAGAACAAATGACATGGGGAGAATCGTTAATGTTAAACATCTCTCTGTTATCGGTTATTGAGCAATGTAATTCAGACAAGAAAGCAATACGGGAAATTGAACAACAACGAGCTTCGCAATAGCGGGGCTTTTTATTATCAAAGGAACAAAAATATGTTTAAACATGAATTAGGTCAGGTTGTACAGGTCACCATCAGTGGTGAAGAAGGACACATCAAAGCCCGTGCCGAATATAATAATAGCCCCAATCAGTATCTCATTCACTATTTGACGGCTGATGGTCGTGGTGTTGATGGTTGGTTTGAAGAAGGTGAACTGTCACCTGTAGAGCCCGGTATTTTATAAAATTCTACAAACGTCATTCATTATTCATTGAGTGGCGTTGATAGAGATTTATTCGAGGAGATAAACACAATGGCAAAACCGGATTGGGGGATGCTACAACAACAGTTCCTCGCCGAACATGCTATAACAGGAATATCCCCTAAAGAGTGGTGCGAACTAAAGGAACTAAACTACGCAACAGCCCGACGATATATCAAAATATCCAGTGCGCAGAATGCGCAAAAAACTGCGCACAAGAAATTGCGCACTGCGCAGAAAAAAGAAAGCGCAAAAGAGCCAATGCGCAAGAGTGATATACCCGATGCGCAGAGTAATGAATCCAGTAATGCGCATGATGATCAAAACACCTTTAGTCTGCGCAATTACGGGCTAACAGAACAACAGATTAAATTTGTTAGTGAATACCTTATCGACTTAAATCGAACAGGAGCATATAAGCGAGCCGGTTATAAAGGCGAAGGAAATACAGCTTATGTCAATGCTACTCGAATGCTAAGAAATGCTAAGGTCTCACGAGCAATCACTGACGCATTAGCAGAACGGGAACGCAGAACAGAGATAACCCAAGATGCCGTATTAAAAATGTGGTGGGATATCGCAACTGCAGACGTTAACGAGTTGACCGAATACCGTCGATTATGTTGTCGTCATTGCTGGGGCTTTGGCTTCAATTATCAGTGGCGTGATTCGATAGAGTTTGAAGATGCTATTAAGAAAGCGCTTACAGCCAATAAACCTCCTCCACAAGATGTGGGTGGCTACGGTTACGATGAAACATTAGATCCAAATCCTGATTGTCCGCGCTGTAACGGTACCGGCATTGGTCGGGCGCATTTTCACGATACGCGTGATTTAACAGGGCCAGCTCGTCGAGTATTTGCGGGAGTGAAAGAAGGGAAGTTTGGTGTTGAGGTTATTACTCGTAATCAAGACGAAGCACTTAAAATGGTTGCACAACATTTAGGTATGCTGAAGAACAAGACGGAATTAACTGGTGCCGATGGTGGGCCTATTCAAACAACAGGTATTGATTTAAGTCACCTAAGTTTCGAGCAACTTCTTCAATTGAGAAAAAAGGGTGAAAAGTAGCTCTATTTAACATAATGGTTCTAATGCGCCCCTTCACTTTTGAACTCAACTAAAAACACAACCTAAACCGCTAAAAGTAGCAATCTTCTTGCTGTTTAATCTCTTTTTTATTGTTAATCAATTGTTATCAAAAACATGAAAATCATTTCGTGCCAATTACGGTATGAAAGGGTTGTTTTTGTCACTTTAGGTATCTCTATGGATGTCAATTTCGACTTATTTGATGAAGAGGTCAGGAGAGAGATAGCTAGGCGTAGTTTGCATGAATTTATTCAGTATATAAACCCTGAATACATTACAAGCCACTTTTCAGAAACGGTATGTAATGCGTTAGACCAGTTTTTGTTAGACATGATGGATGGTAAACGACCCAAGTTAATATTAGGGGCACCTCCACAGCATGGTAAGTCTGATATTGTTTCGCGTTACCTTCCAGCCTATTTCTTTGGTAAATACCCAAATATGCGTGTCGGTGCGCTGTCGTATTCCTCAGATTTAGCCGGTGATATGAATACCGATGTTCAGCGAATTATGATGTCCGATGAATATCGTGTGCTATTTCCTAAAACTTGGTTAGGCAACAGGCCTGAGAATGGCATTGCAGTTAAACGTAATTCTGATGAGTTTGGTCTTGCCAACCACAAAGGAGGCTATGTTTGTGCGGGGGTAGGTGGCCCATTAACGGGTAAAAAAGTTGACCTCGGTATTATTGATGACCCGATAAAGAACTCAAAAGAAGCACTTAGCCAGACTGTTAAAAAATCAATTTGGAACTGGTACGTTTCGACATTTAAGACCCGTTTATCAAAAAAATAGTGGTGAAATTATCATGGCCACTCGGTGGGCGACCGATGATTTATCTGGGCAATTAAAAGAAAAAGCGCCTGAAACCAAGGTGCTTGCATTCCCTGCCATTAATGAGAAAGGGGAAGCGTTGGTACCAGAGTTACACCCAATTGACAAACTCCTTGAGACAAAAGCAATCCTTGGTGATTACTTCTGGTCTGCTATGTACCAACAAAAACCTAAGCCTGGTGATGGTCAAATCTTCCACGAAGAATTCGCTCAGTACTACCTACCGAAAGACCTACCTGAAAAATTCGATAAGGTTATTCATAGTTGGGATATGACCTTTAAAGACAGTGACGGTACTGACTATGTGGTGGGGCAGGTATGGGGCAAGAAAGACGCAAATGCTTATCTACTGTATCAAATTAGAAAACGCATGAGTTTTACTGAAACCTTAAAGTCGGTGAAATGGTTAGCTGAAAAATTCCCTGAAGGGCGCCGTAAGTTGGTGGAAGACAAAGCTAATGGCCCTGCTGTAATCGACTCTCTCAAATCAACCGTATCAGGGTTAATTCCCGTCGAGCCAGATGGTAGCAAGGTTGCTCGTGCTCATGCGTGTACTGCTGAGTGGGAGGCTGGAAATGTGTGGCTCCCCCACAAAGACATTGCGCCGTGGATTGTAGAAACCGTGGAGGAAATTACCACATTCCCGTTTGCTGGCCATGACGACACAGTGGATGCAATGACTCAAGCATTACGCGATTTATATCAGAAGAAAAAAGGTAGTTTCTTCACAACTAGGAGATGATCTATGTGGTGGCCGTTTAAGAGGCGAAAACAGAACCACTCGCACCGGTTAAACGGTCAGCATTCACAACTGACTTATATCCTGCGCTGGCGAGAGAACGGGGCTTTGATGGGATTAATTTACCGCAACCCACAATTGCAGGTGTTGCGATGGACAGCATTGATAGTTATGTGCCCTCATTTAAAGGTGAGCAGGTTTACGGTGTACCAGAGTCACAGGCTTCTTGGTATGCCTCACAAATGTTTATCGGCAATAATATGTGTGCGGTTATCGCTAAACACTGGCTGGTGGATAAAGCCTGTAATATGCCCGCGCGTGATGCGATACGCCAAGGCTACGATATTGATTGTGATAACGACGATGATCGCGCTATCAGTAAAAAGCTCCGTAAGCGTGATAAAAAATACCGCATTACACATCAGCTGAAAGAACTGGTTCATTTCGGGCGTGTATATGGCGGTCGTTTAGCGTTATTTGTTGTTGAGACATCTAACCCGAAAGAGTGGTACGAAAACCCGTTTAATATCGATGGCGTGACGAAAGGCATGTACAAGGGGATTAAACAGATTGATCCCCAATGGGTAACGGCTGATTTAACGGATGCCAATGTTCAAGACCCTGCGAGCATGGACTTCTACGAGCCGACATATTATGTGATTGGTGGGCGTAAATATCATAAGTCTCACTTTATTAAGTTTGTGCCGTTCCCTGTGCCGAATGTCTTGAAGCCAATGTACAACTACTTTGGTGTATCAGTGCCAGAACGCATTTATGAGCGTGTCTATGCTTCAGAACGCACCGCAAATGAAGCCCCACAACTGGCAATGACCAAGCGTTTACTTACAATGGGCATTGCAGACCCAGAAAGCGCTGATAAGGACATTATTCGCGAAAACATGCTCTATTTTATGGAGATGCGCGATAACTACGGCGTACAAATGACCGGTAGTGAAGATACAGTTCAACAGTTCGACACCTCATTAGCGGATTTAGATGCCACGATTATGACGCAATATCAGCTGGTGGCATCGGCTTCCAATGTGCCCGCGACAAAGCTATTAGGCACCACACCGAAAGGCTTTAACTCAACGGGTGAATACGAAGAAGCTAATTACCGAGAAGAGCTTGAAAGTATTCAGTCAAACGACCTCGAAGAGCTATTACAGCGTCATTATGACATGTTGATGCGTAGTGAAGATTTACCCGTGACAGAAATCTCTATCACATGGGCACCACTTGATAGCCCAACGGCTGTTGAGAGTGCAGATATTGAGCTTAAACAAGCACAAGCCGATTCAGCTTATGCAACAACGGGGGCGATTGATGGGCTAGATATCCGCAAGAAACTGGCCAGTGATAAAGCGTCTAGCTATTACGGCATTGAAGTGAACGAGGCAGATTATGTCGAGGCGAATACGAGTACGAACGAAGCGAGCGCAATGGGCAATCTCTCGCCAAGCAGTAATGAAGGGCAAACCTCTGCAGTATTCAGTAGCCCCGTCTAGTCGTTATCAAGGTGACATGTCACGACTCATTAATTCAATGATTAAAGACTATGAAAAAGTGTTTAGTGAATTAAATGACGACTTTGATGGCTTTACGATGGATGCCAGTTTTGCAAGTCAAACACGCATCTGGCTTAACCGGCTAAAACGTAAATGGGATAAGATTTTTAAACAAAAGTCCTCAGAGATTGCGGATAAGTTTGTTTCTCAAGTCGATATAGGCGCAAAGCGTAATTTAGATGATTCTCTCAAACAACTGTCCGGGGGGATCACCATAAAAACCCCTGATATGCCTGAAGCCCTCAAAGATAAAATCATTGCCTCTACGGCAGAAAACGTATCGTTAATTAAATCTATTCCACTGCAATTTCATCAACGCATTGAAAGTGTTGCTTTACGCTCTATTAGCCAAGGTGGTGAGGGTGCAAAGACGCTATTAGAGGAAATTAGGCATACAGGCAGTGTGACTGAAAAAAAGGGCGAATTTTATCGCAGTTGATCAAACACGAAAAATCACGACAGCAGTAAATTATGAGCGCATGAAATCTGCCGGTATTCGTAAGGCGGTTTGGCATCATTCGGCTGGAAGTGCTGAGCCTCGTGAGTTGCATCTGCGTCTGGATGGTGAAGTGTTTGATTTAGATAACCCACCTGTGATTGATGAACGGACAGGTGAGCGTGGCTTGCCCGGACAATTACCAAACTGTAAATGCTTCTGGACACCAGTAATAGATTTCGGTGAGGAGACATGACAAAGCGACAATATGATTTAAACGGCTGGCTGGAAGTAAAAGATAACCCCATCTCTAAAGTTGGGGTTTTTGATTATTTAGGGTTTGAAATTGGCGCACCGATACCCGAAAAGATTTACAAGGTGTATCGCCCACAAGAAGAGTTGGCCAGCACAGAGACAATTAACTCTTTCAAATTAATGCCCTTTGTTGATGAGCATGAAATGTTAGGGAAAGACGGCACACCTGCAGAGAAAAAAGGGATACAAGGAGTCATCGGGGAGCGGGTTTATTTTGAATACCCATATCTTAGAGGCAATATCAAAATCCTTTCTAATTCAGCAATTAACCAAATTGATGGAGGAAAAAAATTGAATTATCTCCTGGTTATCGCTGTGTTTACGATTTCACACCGGGCGAATTTAACGGTGAACGTTATGACGCCATACAACGGCATATTAGAGCCAACCATCTTGCGTTAGTCGATGAAGGGCGCACTGGCGCTGATGTTGCTGTGCAAGACCATTCCGTTATTACCATAGACACTAAGGAACTTATTCGCATGAATCCTGAAGATGAAAACAAAGACAAACCAACCACTGATGAAGGAGCCTTTACGCCCGAGCAATTGGAAGCGTTAAAAGCCATTATCAAAGAAGCAATCACCAGTGCTAAACCTGCGACAGATGATGAACTAGACGATAAAGATAAGCCTTCAACTGATTCTGATCCTGACGAAGAGCAGAAAGCAGAAGAAGCCGTGGAAAAAGCCGAAATTGCCACAGAAGAGGCTGAATCTGGCGAACCTGAAGCAGTCGAGAAAGCCGAGGTCGCCATTGAAGAAGCTGTCGAAGCGATTGAAGAAGCCAAAGAGCATCTTGAACAAGCCACTACCGATGGGCTTCATCGTCGTTTAAAACGCTTAAATCGTAGCATGACCGTCATGGACGAAATGGCATCTCTGAAACGTAAAATTAAGCGATTAGAGAAAGCAAAACCGGCAATGGATACGGGGGAATTACTCAAACAAATTGGTGCGCGTGATTCGTTAGCGCATAAATTAACGCCATTTATTGGTGTGTTTGACCACTCAGCCATGACTCAACAACAAGTTGCCGAGTACGGTGTTGAAAAACTGGGTATTCAATGCAGTAAAGGTACAGAAGCCATTGCTCTTGATGCTTGGATGCAAGGGCGTGTGCCTGACTCCCAAAAGCCCAGCTCAACAATGGACTCAGCAGTGAGCAATGAATCAATTATGGATAAATGGGGAGCTAAATAATGGCAATTCCTAAATCAGTAGCAAACGGCTTAATTTCTGGTGTTGTCGGTGAAATTAGTCATGCAGGTCCTATTCGCGCTGTTTCCGCCATTCTCAGTTCAGCAGATGAAAAGCTGAATATTTTCGGTCGCGTCTATACCTACAAAGATGATTCTGTGGAATCTGTTCAAGTTGGGGGAAAAGGGGCTTTTGCAGGGATCATGATTAACCCTAAAGCCTATCGTATCGAAGAAGCATTCGCTCGTAACGGTACGCAAGGTGAGTTCCTGACAATGGGGGAGGTTTTCGTTGAACTAAAAGAAGTGGCAGGAAAAATCAACGCACCGGTGGTTTTTGATGAAGCTGACGGCTCGTTATCTTCTAAAGCCACCATTAGTGCTGGTGATCGCGTCATTGGTTTTATCAGCCGACACCTTGAGTCAACAGAAAGTGCTCATTTGGGCATTATTCGTTTAACAGAAATCCCATATCCAGCATCTCCAAAGGAAGGTGAATAATGCCAGTCAGTAAAATTAAGTTTCACATGTCTGGCCGTGATGTCAAAAAACATGGCCAACTAAATATTAACCCTGACCAGAAATGGACATACGGAGAATTGGCGCAAATCGGTTTTGGTGGTTTTTCTGCGATGGACTCCGCGATTAGCGGTGGTGCAATGCAGGGGGGCCTAATTCAACGCGAAATGTTGCAACACGTTTTGCCTGGTGTTATTCGTACCGCAACGCGTGTGCGTGTGTTAGATGAAATCACCGGTATCGTCAACGCTGGTGAATGGCATGATGAAGAGATCATTCTGAATGTGGCGACACCAACCGGTAAAGCCGAGCTTTATGGTGATCATACCAATGTGCCATTAGCGTCTTATGCGCAAGACCAAGAGCGCCGTGGTCTTGTTCGTTTCGAATTAGGTTTCCAAGTGGGGAAATTAGAAGAAGCGCGCCAATCGTCTGCAGGCTTTGTTGCGATGGAAGAAAAGCGCAATTCAGTGACTGAATCATTAGAGCAAGGGCGTGAGCGAGTGGGTTACTACGGGTTTAATAGCCCTGAAACGCGCGTCTTTGGTTTGATGAATGAGCCTAACTTGCCTGCCTATGAAACCGCAAAGGGTAAATGGAAAGGCGGAACATTTGCGGATATTACCGCTGATATTACTGATATGTTCTCGCGTATTGAAACGAGCTCTGGCGGTATTATCAAAGATGACACGCCAATCACCTTAACATTGCCGTTGGGCTTTCGTTCTGCTCTGAATGTGGCTAATCCTGTCGCACGCGGTGAAACAGTCAAACAATGGATAAATGAAAACTATCCCAATATGCGTCTGGTATTCTCTCCTGAATTTGTTGGCGCAAATGGTGGGGCTGATGTGGCCTATATGTTCGCAGATAGCATTGATGATGGTTCAACAGCAACCAGTGCGGTGATCCTGCAAGTTGTGCCTGTGAAATACCAGTTATTAGGCTCAGTCAACCAAATTAAAGGGTATATGGAAGATGCAACCAATGCGACTGCTGGTGTGTTTGTAACTCGTCCGTGGGCGGTGACACGCTTAACTGGCATTTAATCTTACCACTTCTCTTTTTGCGCCCTCATTTGAGGGCTTTTTTATATCTAAACAATAGGAGAGCACTCCATGCCTCTTTACGCATATTGCACCTTATCAAATGACCAGAACTATACGGTAAAAGACGGGAAAGTGTTTATTGCTGGTCAAGCTAATGTGATGACAAAGTACATGTACACACCTCGTGGCCGTGTGACTGAAATTTCTGACGAGCAATATAAACAGCTCAAAGAAAATCACGTTTTTAATCTTCATTGTGAGAATGGCTTTATTACCGTTGAGCATCGCAAAGAAGATCCCGAAAAAGTTGCTACCAATATGGAAGCGAGCGACCAATCAGCTCCTGACACACCAGAATCGTTAGAAGCTGAAAAGTTAGACGTTCCTAAAACCAACAAAAAAGGTAAGTGATTATGGAGACGAGCACATTTCCTTTAACGTCATTCCGTGTGCTCTATCCGCAGTTTAACGGTGTGGGTGATGATGAAATAGATATCATTGCTCAATCTGCGTTGAACTATTTCTCTGCCTGTAAGGGGGTTTGTACTAACGAGCTGTGGATGCTCGTTGTTGCACACATGCTAACACTCAGAAAAATGATTGCTGATGATGAGTCGCCTACCGGTGTGGTGACTAGTGTAACCATTGATAAAGTGAGCGTGTCATTTACAGCACCTCCTGCCGGTTCGGACTGGTCGCACTGGTTTAAAATGACCACCTTTGGCCAGCAGTTTCTTGCACTGATCAAACGTTGTAGCGTCACTCAATATTTTGGTGGTGGTGGCGAACGTTCAGCTTTTCGGGGTGTGGGAGGGCGATTTACACGAGGAGGGCGATTACGTTAATGACTAAATTAGCGCAATTAAAAGCGGTTTACGATGAATTGGCTAAAAAGCGATTAAGTGTTGGTTTTTTTGAACACGCAAAATATCCCGATGGAACACCTATTGCTTATGTTGCCTCTATTCAAGAGTTAGGCTATCCGGCTGGTGGCATTCCTCCTCGCCCATTTTACGTCCGACCATGAATGACAAAAAGCAGGATTATAGTCAGTTAATTTTTCGAGCAGTGAAAGCGTCTGTTAAAGGCAATATCACGCTGGATGATGGGCTGACACAAATTGGTGCGACGGTGGCGGGGGATGTGAAAATGGCAATACAAGCAGTCACAACACCGGCACTGGATGATTCAACGGTCAAAGCAAGAGCACGTCGCCATAGCAAAGGTAAAGCCACGGATAAGCCGTTAGTTGATACCGGCCAAATGCTTCAAGCGGTTAGTTTCGCAGTGGAGAATAAATAATGTTTGGTAACTTAAATCGTATTGCCTCACGTTATATTCCCCAGCAAAAGGTGCTCTGGTTTCGATTTAAAGAACGGGCACCCGATGAGCGAGGGAATGACCAAAATGATTATTATGATCCGATAGAAGTTCGTGGCAGTTGGCAAGCGGTCGATACCCAAGATGTTCAATCCATGGGATTAGATACGAGCCAAGTGTACCGACGCTTATATACCTCTCATGATATTAAAGCTGTGCAACGAGGAGCATCTCCTGATTTCCTTGTATTCAATGGTCGAAAATATGATGTGGTGGGTGATGCAGACTGGTACGAACAAGACGGTTGGAAATCGGTGATCTGTATCGAGGCGGGTACTTATGACGGATTATGAAGTTGATGTTGCTATTCGCAAACAACTCTTGTTGCAGTTAAAAGCCGTCGGTATTGAGATCCCCGTTAAAGCTGGTTTTCAATCTACCAAGCAAGGTCGTGAAGATAATATGGTGATGTTCTTTCCCATTAATGAAAACGGCTACGGCTGGCAAGGGCGTAAATATAACGTTCAAGGCAATAAAGCTAATCATCAAGAAAACCAGTTATCCGAAAAAACGTACCAAGTTCAGGCTTTTATTACCCAGTTAGGCAATTATACGGCTATTGATATTACCGCAATTGTCAGAATGATCGCCAATTCATTACCGTTTGTTGAGGCACTTCGGAAACAAGGTATTGGCATTCAACGTGCAACTGGTATTCGAACGCCTTATTTTCTGAATGACCAAGGCAACTACGAACAAAACCCCTCATTTGATTTCAATGTGACATTTAATCGCACACTTCATCCTGATACTGACGCCGTGAGTGCGTTGTATCCCGATATCTATCGTATTTAAGGAACGTTATGTCTATCAAACAAACTCGCTATGTCGATATCGCGAGTGCGGTGATTGGCGCGTCAGCTGTACCGATGCGCAAGCTCACGGCTCGTATTTTTTCAACTAACCCTAAAATCCCTGCAGGTAAAGTGCTTGAATTTGCCAGTGGCCAAGTCGATGACTTATTGGGTGCTGATTCACCCGAGGCACATTTTGCACGACAGTATTTCAGCTATGTCAGTCCAGCACCAGCAAGTAAACCTAAAGAACTGCAAATTGCCTCTTATGAACCGGTTGGTCGAGCGCCTACCTTGTTTGGCGACAAAACAGGGGATTTGGCCGATTTAAAATTAATTAATGATGGTGAACTTAATATCACTATTGGAAAAGTGACAAAAACAATCACAGGAATTGATCTTACTGAAAGTACGTCATACGCGGATGTTGCGACAGCAGTGCAGGCGAAATTAAATGCAGAAAGTGAGCCTCAATTTGCTAGCGCCTATGTCACGTTTAATTCATTAGACAGCGCATTTGTCATTAGCGGTGGTGTGCAAGAGCGAGCGGATATTAGTGTACGCCAATCGGTGCTTGCTGATGCGATGAATATTAGCCACGGCACATCATCAGCCGGTAATCCAGCGCAAACCCCCGTTACAAGCCTTTATCGCTTCTGAAGCAATTTCAGACTCATTTGGTAGCGCAACGTTTTTAACGGAACTCTCATTAGAGCATGCCGTAGAGTTGGCGCAGTACGTGGCAGGCGAAAATGTGAAGTATCAATTGCACTTGTCTGTGACCAATCAAAATGCAGAAGATTTTAGCGGGGCGCTGGTGGGAACGGCTTCAACAGCCTTAAACCTGAAAACAGCGGATAACTTCTTTGTTCAAGCGTTACCTATGGCCATTATGTCCGCCACAGATTATGACCGAACCAATGCGACAACAAACTATATGTATCGTCAATTTGGTATCACATTTCCGTCTCAAATTACGACTGATATCGATGCCGATCGCTTAGATAAATTACGGGTGAATTATTACGGAGAAACTGCCGTATCAGGTTCGCATATCAGTTTTTATCAACGTGGTTTCTTATGTGGTGGTGTTGCTAACCCATTAGATATGAGTGTCCATGCTAACGAGCAATGGTTAAAGGCCTATATCTCACAACAGTGGTTTAGTTTGTTAATGGCCACACGTGGAGTACCTGCCAATAAAGACGGTGAAGCACGTGCAATGATGGTGATTGCAGGGGCGGTAACCAAGGGGATTAACAACGGTACAATTCTAGCGGGAAAAACATTAACTGATGTGCAAAAAATCGCAGTGACAGACGCTTCTGGTGATGATTTGGCATGGCACGATGTACAAAACAAAGGTTATTGGTACAACGCTCAAATTGTCGAAAACACAGGCCCCTCTGATTTACCCGAGTACGTGATGAAATACGTATTAATTTACGGTAAGGGCGACTGGGTTCGTAAAGTCGAAGGCTCTCACAACTTAGTGTAAGGAACACAATATGCATGATGTATCAGCAACTGGCTTGAGTATTGTTATTCAAGCACACAAAACCTTTCCTTCCGGTATTCAAATTACTGCCTTCGCTGATGATGCCGATCCATTAGATTTGCCTGCAGTGGACATTGCGCAGACAGGAATGGATATCAATGGCAATCTTGTCAGTTGGTCAACGCCAACACCTCAAACGGTCACCATTAACGTGTTAGCCGGTAGTGAAGAAGACGAAAACCTCGCTATCTTGCTTGACTCCAATACCGCTCGTCGCGGACAACGGCATGCAGGGGATGTTATCACCATGGTTGCCTCATATGGCGATGGTTCAACAACCACGGCACGTAACGGGAAAATTACCAATGGTAGTCGCGGTAGCTCTGTTGCCAGTGCAGGACGACACAAATCCAAAGCGTATACCTTCGTATTTCAAGACTTCGATCGCACTCGCGCACGTTAATTCTAGGCGGTTATTCCGCCTTTTTTTATGGATATTAATCATGTTAATTAAACCGAAAGAAATTACGATCACCGATGCTGATCGTAAAGAGCACACCTTTATCATTAGCCGATTACCAGCAACGATTGGACGTGAAATTCTGGCGAAATACCCTTTATCGAATGCGCCTAAAATTGGCGACTATGAAGTCAGCAAAGAAGCCATGTTAAAGATGATGGCGTATGTTGCAGTCGAAAAAGAAGGACAAGAGATTTGTCTGAAGACAAGCACCTTAATTGATAACCATGTGCCTGATGGTGAAGCCCTTATTCGTCTAGAACTGGAAATGTTGAAGTATAACACCAGTTTTTTCGGCAAAGACGGGAGCCAAGGTTTCCTCCAATTCCTGCTCAACAAAATTACCGGTTCACTCCCGTCGATTATAAAAACGCTGATGGCTTCTTTGCCGTCATCATCTCAGCCGGTTTCGCCACGCTCACCGAACTCAAAACGTCAATAGATTTAGAAGAGGCGTTTGATTTGTGGGAGATCGCAATTACCAACCGTTATAACGAAGCGCTGGCTTCATCGAAAGGATAACTCATATGGCCTTGCTAGATACCTTTGTTCAAGTATTCGAATTTGATACCAGCCAAGCCGATGATGCGTTTAATCGGGTGGGTAAATCGACCGATGACATTATTGCTGAGATGAAAAAGGCGCAACAATCCGCAACTATCGGTGCGGATGGATTTACACAATTTATTCAAAATCTATCCGCACAATTGACAGAGTTATCGTCAAACTCAGTCGATATTCATGTTAATAGTGATACTTCTGGAGTTGCTGACAGTCTGATTGCGGAGATAGAACGCATTAAAGAAAGTGCGACGGACAACTCGCAATCAGTGAGTGATTTTATTCAAAGCGTGATTGCCAGCATTGAACAGTTATCAGCAGGGGAAGCGATAAATATTGAGGTTAAGGCGGGTGATACACAAGAAAAAATAGCCTCAGTCACCGCTAAAATTGATGAACTAAAGTCATCAATGAACTTGCTTGATATCCAACGTAACGAACTGTCACAAGGCATTAATGAAAGTAGTGTTTCATCTGAAACGCTCAATGCCCAATATCAACAGATGCAAGATGAGTTATCCCTTCTCAATAATGAATTGGTGTCGCTCACTGATGCAGAGAAAAAGAATCGTGAAGGTAAAGAGGTTATTGATGCCATTGTTACCGCATTAAATGCCGATTATACGCAATTTATTGAAACGATGCGGACAAAAGGCATAAAGACAGCAATTGACGAAGCTAAAGCCCAAGAACACCTACAAAAAGAACTTTCAGAAACTGGCTCTAAATATCAAGAAGCCGGAAGTTCTGTTGCAGGATTTGCGACAAAAGCACTTGGCGCTGTCGGTATTGTGATGAGTATTGGCAGTATTTTTGCCGAATCCGTTTCTCGTTCTCAAGAGATTGAAACGCTGGACAAGCTGGGTAAACAAATCGGCGTTGCGACTGCAGACGTTGATGCGTTTTCTGGTGCAATAGCTGAATTAGGCGGTTCTAGAGAATCCGCACAGGCTGATTTATCCGCGATGGCCAATGCGTTTGGTAACACTAAAGACTCAATGGAAAAAGTACTTCAGACAGCGGACAAAGTTCAAGGCATGAGCTTTGATAAAGCGAAGAAAACACTGGAGGGCATGGGGGTCTCGGACGAAAAAACCATTGAGTTAATGATGAAAGGGCGCAAGGAATTAGAGCGCACAATGGGTATTCAAAAAGAGTATTCAGGCATTAGTAAAGAGAGTATTGAAAGTTCGATTAAATTTAATAGTGCTATGGCGAAATTTCAACAGTCATCAGGATTGTTGAAGAATAGCTTTTTAGAAATGGTGATCCCCGCTTTATCTAAAGGATTAGAGTGGTTAACAAAATTAGTCACTTTTTGTAAGGAAAACAAAAACATTGTAGTGGGATTTTTTACTGCTGTTGCAACTATATTGATGGGGAAATATATCCATGCAATGAAGTTGGCCAGTATTAGTACATGGACAACACTTTTCCCTATTATTGCCATCATCGCGGTTATTGCACTATTAGCTACCGCATTTGCGATTGTTTATGACGATATCATGAACTTTATCGACGGCAACGATTCGATGATTGGGCGTATTCTTGAAAAAAATACCCTCAGTTGAAAATTATCATTCTTGCATTATGGGAAACATTCAAAAAGCTCTTTGAATATCTAAAAGTTATCGTTGGTGTTGTGGCAGATATTGTTGTCGCTGGTTGGGAGCTAATGGCTTCAGGCTTAAAAGCTTATGTTAAGTTTCTCATTAATTGTATCTCTGTCATTGCAGGGTGGGGTAAGTCCTTTGCGGGTGTTTTTTACTACGGTGACGGATGCCGTAGTGGGTGCGTTTGAATGGATGTGGGAGCAAGTCGAAAAAATCATTGGTTGGGTAAATACAGGGCTTGATGCAGTTAAAAATGGTTGGAAATCTGCTAAAGAGTTTTTCGGGTTCGGTGACGATGAAGAAATCACTGTCAATCAAAACGTAGAGCGAAAAGTCAATGATAATGGTGAGATTGAATATGCCATTCCTCAAGAAAAAAGCCAAACGACACAACAGCCACCGGTTAGACACTCTATCGCTCAAGCCAATGCACAGTTAGATGCGATAGCCAACAATGCGATGAACCCGATTACAAGCCAAGCTATTAGTAATCAATCCAATGTGAAGAATGAAAGTAACGTAAGCATTGGGGAAATCAAGGTTGAAACTCAAGCAACCGATGCACAAGGTGTCGCAAGTGGACTTAGCAATGCGCTACAAGATGAAATAGCTAATGTTAATCAACAACATTCTAGTGGCTTGGGAGGTTAAAGTGCTTACAGAAGTCAAAATCTTTGATTTAGAGTCGTTTTCTACACTGTTTGATAGTGTGAGTCCGATTCAAGTCAATGTGAGAGATGAACATAAGGCGACGCAATTTCAAGTTGAAAGTGGTGAAACTCGCAGTGATCATGTGATCCTTAACCCCGTTGAGATTGGTATGGATTTGGTGTTAACGGGAGAGATGAAAAACATCTTTTCATCGATGCAACAAGTTTTTTTTGATGAACACAAACTGGTTGGTATTCAAACTCGAGTAAAAACCTATCAGCCCATGTTATTGACGGGTTTTAATCATGATGAAATACCCTACATGATTGATGCCATAAAATTGCCACTACGGTTTGTTGAGTGGCGTACTGTTGAGCCTGAATACGGAGAATTACCGCCTCGATCTACACAAAAGCCAACGCAGTCATCAACGGTAAATCGAGGAAATGTACAAACTAAAGACGCGGATACTGAGACTAAGAAAAAAGGTTCGTTCGCAATACGTATCGCAGATGGTGATTGGAGCTTCTAATGAAAGTCATACCTTTAAAAGCTATTCCAAACCAACGCTTATCCGTCAATTTAGAAGGAGTTAATTGGACGCTAACAATAAAAGCCGGTCGCCATGCGATGTATTTTGATATTGAACGAGAAAGTGAGGTTATCGCAGTGGGAATGCGTGCGGTGGCAAACACACCTATCATTCCTTATCGCTACCTGACTGATGGTACAAATTTAGCGTTTATAACAGAAAATGATGATCTGCCCTGGTATGAATCATTTGATAGAACCCAATCATTAATTATTTGGAGTGATGATGGACTTACGACGAATACGGGTGGGGATTGAAGTTGCAGAACGACTGCAGTGGTATGAAGGATTGCGTATTAAAGCTAACGGCACCAAGTACGCAAACCCCTTACAAAATGAATGCACAGTTAGCATTGATGGATTAAATGCCCACACTCGAGATTATCTTCTCACTGAAACCAGCCCTTATCATAAAAGCAAACAAACTCGCCGTCTTTACCTTGAAGTAGGGCGCGTTAATACGGGATTATTTCGTATCTTTACCGGTGATATTGTCAGTGCAGAAATTGCCTCGCCTCCCGATGTGACACTAACCATTAAAGCTAAAACTAATAACGCCAGCTCAGGTGATATTATTTCTTCTAGTGGTGGCGCCATGCAGAAAATGAGCGAGATAGCTTCATCGGTGGCGAAGGATTGCAAGGTTAGATTGGACTTTCAAGCTACCGATAAAAATATTGCCAACTGGTATTTTTTTGCGGTTCCGCATTACAGCAAGTACAACGACTGCAGGAAGCGGGAAACGTTAAAGCGTTTATTGATGATGATACGTTGTTTGTAAAAGATGATAACCAAGCCTTAAAAGGGCGCTTGCGTATTCTTAGCATGAAATCAGGCATGGTGGGTATACCCAAAGCCACCGAAAAAGGGTTGTCCGTTACCTACTTAGTTGATGGCGCTTCAGAACTAGGGGGAATGCTACGACTCGAGAGTAAATTCAATTCTGCACTTAATGGTGACTATATCATTGAACAACTGAAATTCGATGTTGCGTCACATGATGATCCTTTCTTTTATCAGGCTACCTGTAAACGAGCATAACCATGAATAAACCCAATACTGATATTGCCAGTAATGGTTCGCTGGCAGGTGCGCTATCGTCTGCATTTCGTAACCTGATGATGAATACAGAGGATATGCTTCCTGCAACAGTGGTCAGTTATGACGATAAAACCAATCGTGCTGTTATCAAACCACTGGTGATGATGGTAACAACGGAAGGTGAAACAGTCGGGCGAGTGCCATTGGCCAACATTCCCGTTTTTAGATTTGGGGGAGGTGGTTTCTTTATTCGCGCACCGATTAAACCGGGTGATTTTGGTTGGATAAAAGCCAATGACAGAGATATTAGCCTGATATTTCAGCGCGGAGGGTTGGAGGATCAACCTAATACCGCACGCCTCCATTCATTCAGTGATGCGATGTTTTTCCCTGACACGATTAAGGGTTGGGTCATTGATGGAAAGAATATTGATGCTTTGGTGATCCAATCAATGGATGGTTCTGTGTGTTTATCCCTGCATGAGGGTAAAGCGGTTTTAGATTCGCCCGTTCTTGAAGTCAATGTGCCTGAAACTACGTTTAATGGCAACGTCACAGTGAATGGCAATCAGTCCGTAAATGGTAATAGTGACTCTAGTGGTGGCACGATGAAACACAATGGAAAAGATATCGGTTCTACTCATCAACATAGTGGTGTTGAGACCGGTCATGGAAATTCAGGAGCGCCTCTATGAGAACATTTTCAATCGATAAAAAATAATGATCTCTTTATCGGCCCTGATGGAAACCTCCAGTTCAGCGAAAAAGACGATGCGGTTAAAAAACCTTTGTCAGCATTTTGCCAAGGCTGTGCGTGGTGAAATGTTACATAAAAAAGATAAAGGTATTCCGTTCTGGCCAACAACCTTTGGTCGTCAAGCTGATGTCCCGATGTTTGAAACGGTGTTTAGGCAACGTATGAGCGAAATTGAAGAGGTGGTTGAAGTGACTCATTTTAGCGCCACAGTGGAAAACGGCGAATTGAAGTATCAAGCGACAATTCGCACGATATACGGAGGGTTTACATTGAATGGCTGATTATCGTTATATCAATAATAAAGGCGTTATTCTTCCCGACACAGCCACAATACGTGATGAAGTTGAAAGTGAGTTTCGTGCGGTGTTTGGTCAATCTATTAACCTTGCCCCTGAAACACCACAAGGGGCATTGGCGACGATGGAAGTTGAAAACCGTGATGCAATGGTGAGGAATAATGCGGAGTTAGCAAATCAAATCAATCCCGATATTGCTGGTGGTGTTTTTCTTGATGCAATATGGGCGCTAATGGGTGGCCAACGTATTAATGCCACTCACTCTTATCTTTCCAGCGTTGAATTTAGTGGCGTACCTGGCACGATTATTCCCAAAAATTCACTCGCATCCAGTGTTGCCGGTGCCATATTCGAAACAGTTTCACCCTTGATTATTGATAATACCGGTAAAGCAACGGGGGATATGAGGGCGGTTGAATATGGCCCTGTTGAATGTGGTGCTGGTCAACTTAATTCGGTTGCTAGCTCAGTATTAGGTTGGGAAAAAGTCAATAATCCCACTCATGCTGTTGTTGGCCGTTATGCTGAATCTGATATCAAAGCAAGGCGACGACGTAAACAAACACTGGCTAAAAAATACTGTCAGTGTTGCAGAAGCGATCACGTCTTCACTGTATGAGCTAGAGGGCGTTAACTCACTTTCTTTTCGAGAGAACTACACTGATGCGGTGCTCACTATTGATGGAATTTCTCTGTTACCTCATAGCATTTATGTCTGTGTTGAAGGGGGCGACAGTAATGAAATTGCTAAATCATTACTGAGAACAAAAACTATTGGATCGGCTTTTAATGGCGAGATAGAAATTGGTGTTGTAGAGCCGGTGAGTGGACAAGAATACCAAGTGAAATTTTCACGCCCTAAAGAGATCACCGTTTTTTGTCGAGTGACAGTTAAAAAATCGTCTGTTGATGCGCAAACTATTATTCCTAGTGCCATAGAACAATGGACGCGTGGAGAGCTAGACGGCGATAACGGTTTGATTGTTGGACGTGAAGTATCTCCTTTTGAGATAGCTTCAGCGGTAAATACTGTTGAGCCTCGTTTATTTGTCACTAAAGTTGAATTGTCACTGGACGGGAAAGTGTGGAATGTTGCGTTAATTCCGATTGCCATTAATCAAATCGCACGCTTGCAACGGGGTGCTGTGCAAGTGGTGATTGTATGAACGTTCAACAATTTGAGTTTCATTCAGACCTATTAAAAGCGATCCTCTGGCAGTATGAAGATGCAGAGAATTTAAAGAAACTCGCTAGTTTTAAAGCCTCTCACTTTGAAAAATCAATGGTCTCATTTTGGCAAAACTGGTACCGAGATGTGTTTAATATCGATACTGCGAATGATTTTGGGTTGTCGATTTGGTCACGCATTCTGGATATACCGTTAGGTATTGATATTCCACCTAGCGATAAAAATAAAGTCGGGTTTGGTTTTGGCAAAAAGAAGGCCAATTTTAAATCTAACTTCCGACGTAATGCGGATTACACCTTGTCACTGACCGTTGAACAAAAACGTATGTTAGTACGAATGCGCTATTTTAATCTGACACAAAGCCCCACGGTCACCAATATTAATGAGTTTTTAAAACGTTTCTTTTGGCGTGATGACAGCAAAGTCTTTGTCCTTGATCCGCTAGACATGACTTACATGTATTACGTCTTTAACTTCAATCCTGACGAACGTCTACGTGTTCTTCTCGAAAATTTCGACTTAATGCCACGTCCTTCTGGCGTTGGCGTCAAATATCGCATTGTGACCAAAAAAGCGTTTGGCGTTGGTCTGCATCGTAAAAACTTCTTAGGCAGTAACTTCGGAGCATAATCCCTATGACAACTATTTTTAAAACCCCCTTTGCAACACAAGGGGATAAGGCTTCTATTCCCGTAGAAATCCAACCAGACGGTTCTGTGTCCTATACACAAGGCTATGGTTACGATTATGAACGTGACCAAGTCACAGATCCTGCTGCGAAAGATATTGAACGCGAAAAAATGAACGGGATATTTCATGATATCACTGAAGCAATAGGTGAAATTCAATCCTTTGGTTTTCCAAAATGGGCTGAAACCGGTAAGCCGTATGCGATACGCACTATTGTGTACCATAAAAATAAAGTCTGGCAGTCTAAATTGAGAATAACAATATCGAGCCGGTTGCCGGTAATGCATGGGCAGAGTTAAAAGCGGATGCCACTGCAGGTGATGTGGGAGCATACTCAAAAGAAGAATCTGATCAACGTTTTCAACCTTTAGGCAATTACACACCATCCGGTTACAGCTACTCAAAAGCAGAAACCGATACCAAATATCAGCCAAAGGGTAATTATGCGCCAGCAGGGAACTATGCCAATAAAGGGGATAGTTACACCAAAACGGAAAGTGATGGACGATATCAAGCGAAAGGAAGTTACCAACCGTCAGGCGATTACGCGACAAATTCAGCATTAAATAGTGGGCTTAATAATAAATTAGACAAATCAAAAATATCTCAAGGCATTGGTCCATCAACCGAGCACGTTATGAGCCAGAAAGCCTCTACAGATGCTTTTCAGCCTAAAGGAAGTTATCAGCCTTCAGGCAATTATGCATTAGCCGGTGCTTCATATACTAAGACGGAATCCGATGGCCGATATCAAGCTAAAGGGAGTTATGCAACGGCTGGAAGTAGCTATACAAAAGCAGAAAGTGACGGACGTTATCAAGGCAAAGGAAATTACCAACCTGCGGGTAATTATGCATTAGTAGGTGCTTCGTATACAAAGGCAGAGTCTGACGGTAAATACCAACCAAAAGGCAGTTATCAAGCTTCTGGTTATAGTTATTCAAAAACAGAAACTGACACCAGGTATCAGCCTAAAGGGAACTATCAAGCTTCTGGGTATAGTTACTCGAAAGCTGAGAGCGATGGACGCTATCAAAAGAAAGGAGTAGGGCAAAGTTTAAGAAAAAAAATATGGTCTGGGGATAATTGGGCAAAAGGTGGCACAATCACTGTTTCGGAAGATGTACGAGGAAAAACTATTTATATTAAGGGGACTGGTTATCTTGGTGGGGGAATACAAGTACCGAATCAAATTAATATAGGTATTGTTATTAATTGGTATAAAGAATTCCATCTTTTTGTTGTGACATCTTCAGATGGAAAAACTTTGCGTTGTGATGATACATCATGGGGAATAAAGGAGGTGTGGATTCAAGACTAAAAATTTGCCCCATATCATATTACGGGGCTTCAATTAGTATTGCTCTATTTTATAAAAGAACTTTCTAAATATAACATCTTTAATTCTATTAAATTGATAATTAGGTTCTTTCTTTTTTAACAGATGTCGATAATGTTCACGTTTATTTTTTCTTATTAGACGTTCTTGATGAATAGACGATTGACTACTATCTTTATCATTATTATCAATAAGATGTGGTATGTGGCAGTATAGATTTATTAACCCTTGACGTTTGAATGTGCTCCACATATCCGCTTCATATTTAATTGGAGTTAGTTTTGATAATAAAGATTTTGCAGCAGCTTTATTTATTACATAACCATAAGTACCACTTACACTATAAGCATAATAAATATTATTATTTAATTGTTTGTTTTTTATATAACTTTCTGTTTTTGTGAGAATATAAACATTAGGTTTTGAGCTTTTATCAATGTTTTTAATATCTATTAGTTTGCTATATATATTTGATGGTAATAAAGCATCATCTTCTAAAATTAGGGCTATTTCTATATTATCCTCAATCATCTTTTTATAAATAGCCATGTGGCTGAGGGTACAACCTATTTCCCCCTTGGTTAGATAACAATCAGGATAATCGTAAGCCAATTGTTTAATAGTATTATCTGACATAATTCTACCATCGATTGCTTCTATAAATTGGTAGGATATTCCTATATTGTCCAATTGGTTACGCATAAAATCTCTTTTTAGCAGGTCATCTTTGAGATTTATAACAAAAGTATTCATATCGATAGCTCTTTTAAATTAAATGCAAATTGGTTATTGATGGATAAAATTATATCATCAAAACGTAAGGAGCATTATCTAATTATGTGTATGAGCATGGTTCTTTGCTATATATTGATTGAAGTACTTTTCCAACTTCTCAAACAAATCCCTTGCCACAGCCTCTGTCATATACGTCTTCATCGGTTCCCTACGAACATTCTTCATTTCAAACGTATTCTTATCAAACCTTGGATCAGAAAAGACAATGTCCATAAACAGATAGCCACGAGGGTTATCTGCAGATAAACGAGCCTCTTCTAACTGAGCAATATATTCCGCATTATTGATTTCAAGCTTAATCAT